GCGGCGGCTGTCTCGGGGGATAGGGAGCCCTTCTCGCGGACCTCCTTCGCAGCTTTATTGATGAGCTTGCTGCGGTCCGCGATCTCGTTCCCCGTCTTCTCTTCGCCCTTCTCGGCGGCCTTGTTCATCTTCTCGGTGATGAGGTAGGCGACGGTAAGGGCAGCACCCGCAGCGCCCGCGGCGAGGCCGAGCTGCGTGACGGAGCCGGTCGCAGAGAGGAACGCGGACTGCAACCCCGCGGCGGCCATCTGCTTCGCGAACGATGCGCCAATTGCGGCGACGACGGCCTTGGCCGGGTTCTCCGCAGCGAAGCCGACGATATCACCCATGGCCGAAGCGAGGGAGACGACGACGGGCGCAAGCTTCTCCAGCGCGGGGACGAGCTTCGGGAGCGAGTCCTCAGCGACGCGCTCTAGTGCGTTGTTGAAGACTTGGACCTTGCTCTCCGTCGTGCCCATGGCCGTGGCCAGGGAGCGCGTGATCTCATCCTTCGAGAGCGCGGTGCCAAGGCGCTTGAACTCCTTGTCTACCGCGTCGAGCCCTGAGCCCTTCTCTTGTCGCTCGGCGTCATTGTAGATCTTCGCAACGCCGCGGAACGCGCGCCCGCTCTGCTTGCCGGGTAGGAGCGCGGCGATCTTATCCATGCTCCCGCCGGTGTAGGTGAGCATGGACTTCATGATGTCTTGCATCGGGCGCATCTGCGTATGCTTGTCGTCGGCCCAGATGTTGACCTTGCCAGCCAGCGCCTTCTGCCCCGGCTTGCTCATGATGTCCGAGGCAAAGGAAGCAACGGAGGTAGCAGCCTGGTTGGCGCTGGCCGCGCCGCCTGTGCCGCGCGCCGTCTGCGCGAGGATGCCCATCTCAATGATGGCCTTGTCTTGCCCGCCCGCGACGAAGCCAGACGACGACGCCACCTTGGCCATCTGCGTCGCGAGGTCTTTGATCTCAACCGAGCCGAGCTTTCCTTGCGCGGCGATCACCGTCATGATCGCTTTCGTCTTCTCGGCGTTACCTGGCAGCTTGCCAAGCTGCTTCGACACGTCGCCCGCGGCGTCCACCATGTCGTCGAGGCTGGACGAGGTGACCTTTGCAAGGCGCGCCATATCGCCAAGGATCGCGCGGCCCGTAGCAAGGTCGGAGGTCTTGGCGACGAACTTCTGGAGGCCGGCAAGGGCCTCGTTCGTATCGCCAGCGGTCGCGTCCGCCACGGCGCGCGCCTCGGCAATGATCGCCGCCGGGTCTTGCCGCTGTCCGGCCGGGCCCTTCTCGCCCTCCATGTACGCGGCGTTCGAGATGTCGACGGCCGTCTTCTGCGCGCTCGTCACCTTCCCGACCACCGAACCCACGTCGAGGTTGACGCCCATCCCGCGCGCCGCAGCCCCCACGACGCCCGCGCCCATGCGCGCGAGGGTCGCGACGCCCGAGGCCGTCCCGCTGATGATCGAGCGCGTCCGTGCCTGGTTCATCTTCAGCTCTTCTTCGAGCTGCTTCTTGGTGAAATTCCAGGCCGTCTCGTGCGCCTTCTGCTTCTCCCGCGCGACGCGCTTCGCGGCAGCGATCTGCTTGTCGGCGCTCTTCTCTGCCGCCGCAGTGACAGCCTCTTCGCTCTTCTGCACACTGGAGAGCGCCGCGGCAGCAGCGCGCGCCGACGTGCGGTATCCGCCGATGAACTCCTCCGCCCCCTTGCGCCCCTCCGCCGCGATCGCGGCGCGTGCCTTCGCCGCAGCGGCGATCAGTGGCGCAAAGACAGCAGTGGCGCCGGGGTCGAGATAGGCCCCGATGCGGACGCGGACGACGGCCACTTGTCAGCCCGCCCCATCCGCCGCGGGGGCGTCAGCGACGACGGCGAGCAGGCCAGCGACCACCGCGAGCAGGCGCCGAGCGCGGCGCGCCTGCTCCGGGCCCACTCCTGCCCATGCCTCGCCGCTAGCGAGCGCACGGCCCAGCGCCTCGCCCTGCTCCCTCCCCACCTCGACCGACGACGGACCCGAGGCGATGTGTAGCGCGTCCAGCTCGGAGAAGAGGCGCTCTACGGTCTCGGGCGTCCAGGCGCGCGCCACCATGTCATCGGGGAAGGTAAAGAAGGGCGCCGCTACGTCGTCGGGCTGGCACGTTGCCCGTGCCACGGCCAGCTCCATCAGGGCGCCGTTGTACGCCTCGATCCGCCCCTCCTCGTCCGCTTCCTCGACGTGAAGCCCCCAAGCCCGGCGCGCCGCCTCTGCGCGGCAGCGTTGGGCCTCCCCTTCGGAGATGAGGCGCAGCCCCACGGGCGCGTGAACGTCGGGCTTCTGCTCCCACGTGTCGGCCCACTCCGAGGGGGCGAGCGTCACCACGACGGGCGGCACGCGCGCGACGGTTTCGAGGGTTGCGCGGAAGGTGCTCATGGGGCGGGGGCGGCGTCAGTCTGAGGAAGGGGCGCCGCGGGGTCGGGTGGCGTCGAGGTGCCGGGCTCGGCGGCCGAACCAGAGGGCGATCTGCGCGCGAGTGAGGCCTGATACTGGCGTGCCAAAGTACGCGCAAAGCTGAGGCGCAAACTCGGCCGCAGCGTCACTAAAGGGTCGTCCGCGTCGGCGCCCGCCCCCTCTTCTGCGAGCTGCAAAACGAGCGCGATGAACTCGCCCGCGTCCATGTCTTTGGGCCGCGGCGAGCACCAGTCTTGCCAGGCCTGCTGCTGCTCGTAGAGATACGCGATCCGGTCCGTGTCGAGGTTGTCGAGCACCTCTGCCGCGCTGGAGAAGAACGACGCGCCCGGGTCGTCCGCGTCGACGCACCCGAGCACAAGCGTTGCCGCCATGTAGCCGATCTCGTACAGACGATCGGTCGGGCCGGGCGCGGCGATGCCTTTGCCCACGGCGTAGGCGCGCCCCTCCGCAAGCGCTTCGGCCTCCTCTGCTCCCGTGAGCGGACGGACGGCAAGGGGCACGTCTGCGCCCCCGTAGGAGAGCACGACGGGCCGTGTGGCCCGCGTGCCCTTTGCGATGGCGGAGAAGCGTCCCATGGTGCCCGACTAGGCCGCGATGGTGGGAGCGCCGCCGATGGCCTCGAACTTCCCCTTGCACTCGCCGCTCTTGCTGTCCGAGGTGTAGGAGCGCGTCGTGATCCGGCCGTCGAAGGATTCGAGGCCGCCGTCCACAGCCACGGCGAAGGTCACCGTTTGCTTGTTCTTGATGATGTTTTTGAGCGTGAAGGCGTGACCGGCGACGGGGCAGATCGTGTCGAAGGAGAGCTTGCACTCGTCCGCGCCTTCGCTCTGCCCCTCCACGCCGTCGAGGCCGATCTGGTTCTGATCGCCGCTCATGTGCTCGTAGGTGGACTGGGCGATCTCGGCGATCTTGGTGCCGCTGACGTAGACCGTTGCGGCGCGGAAGCGTTGGTTGGCCATGGCTCTTTCGTGTCCTCAGTGGTGATCGTGGTGAGTCAGGCTCAACCAGTTTGACGAACGCTGATCCCGGTCTGGTGATTGGCAAACGACGGCACCACCGGAATGATCGACATGATGCGCCGAGCCGTCGCGTTGAACTCGGACACGGGCAGATTGCTGTCCACGTCGGTGATCCACAGGTTCGACTCGAAGCCCTTGAGCAGACCGTACACGGCCTGATTCCAGCGCTTCGGCGTCGCGACGCCCGCGGGCCTGTCGCGCTGCGACGGGTCGGGATCGCTGTTCACCTTCCGGTTGCCGACCTTGTAGACGGTGGTCCAGTAGAGCCCGATCGCGTTGCGCACGTAGTCGGGGATCACCGCCTGGTAGGTGTCGAGGCAGCGGTAATCGGGGGAAGAGCCGTTCAGGCAATGCGTCACGATCGAGCGCACGACTTGCACCGCGCCGTTGACCGTGGTCAGGGGCGTGACGCCGTTGTCGAGCATGCTGCTCTGCGTGGCCGTCGTCGGCACGTCGCCTGCGATGGCCTGCGGCGCAGCGCCGACGAGCACCTGTCCGTCGTAGTACGCCGAGGGGTCGTCTTGCTCCGCGGCGACGCGCGTCGCGCCCATGACGGCAGCGAGTTGCGAGGGATGCATCTCGCTATTGAGCAGCCACAGGAGCTGCACGCGCTCGTCGTTGACAGACGAGGACGCGAGGCTGGTCGCCGTCCCGCTCGCGGCGTTCGTCGCGGCGATGATGTGCTCCAGACGGCCCTCCAGAACGCCCGCCTTGACGCGCGCTTGGTTGCGCCATGCAACGAGCGCGGTCGCGTCGTTCTGCGCGACGGCGTTGCGATCGTAGAGGCCCGGGAGGAGCTTGGTGAGGAGCGTCGTCACGGTGTCCGCGCCTGCGCCGCTCGTCAGTTTGATCGCCTGGTTCGTCGAGCCGGACACGTCCGCGCCGCCGGCCATGACGCTCGTCATGCCCGAGGCAAGACGGCTCTTGTCCTGGCACAGGATGTAGTCGTTCCCGCGCGCCGTCTTGCTCTTGCACGTGAGCGTCACGACGTAGGCCGCGCCCGCGCCGACGGCCGCCGTGGCGGGGCAATGCGCGTCCGAGTTGAAGGCCGCGGCGATGGCCGTCGCGACGGTTTGCACCGTGTCGGTCGACGACGTGGCGCCCGTGTAGCGCACGCCGTTCAGCCGATAGGCCCACTCCCCGTTGGTAGTCCAGCTCCCGGCGATGGTGATGGTCGCCGTGGCCGCGGCAGCGCCGCCCGCTTCGGCGTTGGCCGCGGCGAACACGCGCACGCCGGGCACCCTGAGCGCGGCCTGGCACATGAGGTTGATCTCACTGCCGGCGCCGTGGTAGCCGTCCGAATCGTCGAGCGAGATGATCTCTACGATGTCCTGATCCGGCGTCGCCGTGCCGCTGCTCAGTTGCAAGCCGGAGACGAGGAGCCGAATCGGGATCGAGGCGAGGGAGATCCCGCCCGCGCGATAGACCGTCTCGGCCCAGAAGCCAGGCACTTTGAAGGCGCTGGAAAAACCGACGATGTTGATGCTCACTTGGAGGGCTCCTTCGGGGGGGCAGGGGGCGGGTAGAGAAGGGCGCGCAGGTTCGCGGGCCAGAGGTCAAGGGCAGGGTCGGTGCCGCCGTGGTCCGCGCGCCAGCGCTCGACGCATGCCGCGGCGCGCTCGCGGAGCACGGCCATCGGCTCGCGCCATGGGGCGCCGCACGATCGGGCCGTCTCCTCGTCCGCGGGCACCACGGCGTCGCCGCGCTGGATCGCGCCGCGGTAGTGCGCGGTATCGAGGACGGACTGCGGCTCCAGTGAGTAGGCGAAGAAGGTCCGCTGAGAAGGGGCCGCGCCGACGCCCGTGCGCTGACGCCCTCCGAAGGCGACGGGGGCCCCGGCCGCGGCGCCGCGCTCGGGAAGGATGCGCGTGCGGCCCACGTCGATCGTTGCGCCGACCCAGCGCCGCGCACCGGCGCCATGCTCGGGATCGAAAGCGAGGGCCGCGGCGGGGACACCCTCCTCGTCGAGGAAGTCGAAGGGGCAGGGGATCACGTAAAGGGTGGTCGTCATAGGGGCAGGGTCACACGTCAGGAGGCCGGGTAAACGGCCTCTTCGAAAAGGGTGGTGAGGGTGCCGTCCGAGTAGGTGAAGCCCGCGTCGAGGGCGGCGTTGTCGAGCGCTGCGGTGTCCGGGTGGAGCTCCTCCACCACGTCGAAGGTCACTTCAAGCGCCTCGTACGTGCGCGCCGGAGCGCCCTCCATCGCGAGGGTGAAGGTGATGTCTTTCCAGCCGCGGACCTCGATCTCTTGCAGGCCGGCGAGCACCATCGGGATCGAGCCGAGGCCCGTGAAGGCGGCGAGGCCGAAGGTGAAGAGCGCGCCGGTGCCAGTCTGTGCGGGCACGTCGATCGCTGAGACGGCGGAGAGGGACCAGTCGCCGTAGTACGTGCCGGCCGCAGCGGCGAGGGTGACGCGCGAGACGCGCGCCGTACCGTCGGCGCCCGTGCCGGTGAAGGTCACGATGCTATCGGCGAGTACGTCGGCCGCAGTGCCCGAGACAGTGACCGACGGGAGGCGCGGCGGGGAAATCGCGCCCGCTCCAATCGCGCCGTTCAGCGCGGCACCGGTGTAGCTCTGCGCTGTCACAGCAGAGGCGATCGAGGTCTTGATCGTCGTCGGCGCGGCGGCGACGGTCGCGGCCGTCGTGTCGGTGTCGCCCGTCGCGACCCATGCGGGATCGCGGCACTGCTCCACCGCCCGGTCGATCACCTTGACGATGCCCGACGTGATCGAGTTGCGCGCGCGTTGCGTTGCTTGCACGGCGGGCGGGAAGACCCAGAGGAGGGTCCAGGAGTCGCGAAGGATGCGCCAGTCCTCGGTCTGCCACACGGGCCGCTCCCCAGACGCGCGGTCCATGTAGATCGCAGGGAGCTGGTTCTCGGCGAATGAGACCTTACGCGGGTCGTGCGTGAGCACGGCGCGAACGACGGGCATCGTCAGCGCCGTGACCGTGCCCGTGGGCGCGGGGGCGACGGCAGCCCATGCGAGGGGCGCGCGTGCGTTCAGCACCGCGGAGAAGTAGGCGCCGAAGAGCGAGATCGCGCGGTCTGAAACTGCATCGGTGCCGGTAGGCGCCGCGAGCGGGATCGCCTCGATGCCGTAGAGGTCTGCCATGGCTGCGCCGCCCTAGTCCCGGTCCATGATGCGCGCCGCTTCGACTTCGGCGATCTCGGCCTCGCGTACCATGACGCGCTCGGCCTTCTGTGCCGCGGGCCCGATGAAGGGCATGGACCGCGTGCCGGGGTGGTTGACCTTGCGCGCGAAGTGGTCCTCTCCCGCGTCGTCGACCCAATGCAGGGCCGCGGCGCGGCGCGCGCGGATCTCATGCGGCGCCGTGCCCTCCTCGACGAAGGAGGCATAGCGCTTCGTCGCCTCGATCACGCCTTCCGCCCCGCCCTTCGTCGACACCTCGACGCGCCCCACGGTCGAGGCCGTCAGGGCGCCCGTCCGATCGCGGTAGCGGTGAACGGTGCGGGCTTCCGCGGCGCCCTCCGCGACGCCCATCGCGACGCCGCGTTGTGCCCCATCAGAGAGCGCCGAGCATGCGTCGGCCCAGTCACGATCGAGATCGTCGAGGCCCATGATGTCAGCGGTCCAGCCCATGGCCGCGGCTAGAAGCCGTCCCCGTTGCGGGTGCCGTCAGCGCTGTCAATGATCATGCGCGGACCCTGGTCCACCACGACACCGCCGTTGTTCTGCGGCGCGGCCGTGCCTGCGGGCTGGTCCGGGAGAATGGCCATCGCGCTCTTGATCGCGAGCACACGTTCGCGCGCACGCTTGTAGAGACCCGTGTCCCGGGCCTGCTCGGAGAAGGTGCGCACGTACTCCGGCGCGCGGTCATAGGAGAACGCGACGGCGAAGTCGATGCAGCTCTTGATGAGAAGCCGGTCGTTGGGCTCGCCGAGCGGGAAGGCGTACTGCCCGCCCAGGAGCCCCTCGACCTCGGCCTCCGCGTCGTCAATCACGGCGTCGACGGCGGCCGTGTTGACCACGCCGTCGCCCGTGTCGTCGAAAATCGCGGCGAGCGTGCGCGGCGTGAGGCGCAGTTCAAGCGCGGCCTGGCTGATGTACTTGTGCCCTGCCATCGCTCTACCCTTGCGCCTCTCCGCCGTCGCTCGCCGCTTGCGTCATGCTCAGGCCGTCGCGCCCTTGATGTACCCGCCGACGCGCTGGTCGATGAGCATCTCGGCGTCGTTGTGCGTGACGAGCACGACATGCACGCCGCGTCCGCCCTTGTAGGGGTTGAAGAAGCTGCGCACGGTCCAGCCGTTCATGGCGGGCCCGCCGCCGCTGATCGAATCGTTCAGCGGGCTGTTGTCACCCGCGCCGTTCCAGCGGAAGGTCTTGAACGTGGAGATGTCCACGTCCGTGACCTGCGTCGGCGGCGCGCGGAACAGGATCACGTCGTTGGCCCACACGTAGGGGTAGGTGCCGGCGGTGACGTTCTTGGCGCGGACCTCGCTGATGTGAACGCGCGGCAGCTTGAGCAGCGCGCAGAACAGCTCGGCCTGCGTGGTGCCGGGCAGCGGAGGCGAGCCGCTCTTGAAGGCGACGAAGCCCTGCACGTTCGCGTTCTCGGTGAAGGCGTTCCAGGTGTCGAGGCTCATGGCCATGTCGGTGATCGGCATGAGCGAGGCCTCCATGAGGCTCTTGATGTCGCGCACGGGAGTCGCGGCGGATCCGCCGTTCCACTTGCGCGTCGCGGCCACGCCGGAGAGGTCGAGCAGGTGCGTGCCGGTGAAGTTGCTGGAGGAATAGGCGATGGTCTTGACGCGGGCTTCGCGGTTGAGCGCGAGGCGGTCCATGATCATGCGCAGGGTCGCCATCTGGAGGTTCAGCGGCGCGTCCTGGTTGCTGATCACCTCGGTCGGGAGGATGCCGCCGAGCGAGTAGCCGAGCGTGCTGTAGCGCGTGGTGCTCAGCTTCGGGTTGATCATCGGCGGATCGGCGCCGGGCGCGGTCTGCGTCCCGTCCGTCACCGCGAGCGCGTTGTCCGGGTCGAACTGGAAGAAGTAGTTCGAGGACTTGTTCACGACGACGGGCGGGGACACCGCGTCGGCGATCATGTCGGCCGGCTTGTAGCCGGTGATGTAGTTCTGCATCGCGGCGTCGACGTGGACGTCGGCGGTGCCGAGGTCCATCTTGACGAGGCGACCGTCCGACTCGCGGAGCGAGATCGTGTGGTTGTGGATGTCGACCACGCCGCCAAGGAAGCCATTGCCCGGCGCGATCTGGATCATGTTCTGGTCCATGCTGTGTTGTGCTTTCTGCTGTGCTGGTGAGAGGTAGCGCCGGATGGCTCAGGCGTTGGCGGCCATCATGAGGAGGACGCGGACTTGCTGCCCGTTCGTCGCGGTGTCGAGCGCCTTGCCGAGCTGCTGCGTCGCGGCACCGCAGGTCTTGACCCAGCCGAGCTTCGACGTGGTATCCGAGACCTGGACGTGTTCGCCGAAGGTCACGGTCCCGTTCGCGGTGCACGGGATGACGCCGTACACGCGGACGCGGCCCGTGCCGCCCGCGGGGATCGCCTCGACGGTCACGCCGATGGTGCCGACGACGCCGCCTGACGCCGTGGGGAGCACGACGCATCCGGGGGTGTCGCCGGTGGGCGCCGTCGAGGCGAGGACGGCGAGGTTCGCGGCGATGGTCGACGCGGTGGCGTTCTTGAACGTGAGATCGAGGACGGGGTACGACCCGAGTTCGTTGGCTGCCATGGGCTAGCCTCCTTCTGCTGTACTGGTGAGAGGTCGAGGGTGACTGTTCAGCCGTCGACCTCTGCCCGGGAGCAGAGGACGGACGGGGAGGGAGTGATGGGCAGCGCGGCTCAGTGCTGCGCGTTGCGGCTCGCGCGCTCGGCGGCCTTCGCCTCGGAGTAGGCGCGGTTCGTCGCCTCCTCCAGGGTCATGCCTTCCTTGCGGTACTTGTCCGAAAGGGCGCGCATCTCGCCGGGGCTCATGCCGCCAGTGCGCTGGCCTTCCGGCGCGGGCGCCGTCGAGGTGGTGGTGCTGCCGTCGCGGCGGCCGGTGAGGTCCGCCATCAAGTGGCGCTGCGCGGGCGCAACGGCCGGGTAGAGCTTGGCGAAGAGCGCGCGGTCGGCCTTCAGGGTGATCCGCATCGCGGCCTTGTCGTCGTCGGTGAGCTTGCGCGCATCCTTGTAGGTGTCGAAGGCCAGCGTGACAGCGGCCTCCTGCTCGTCGGCGTCGCGCTTGTCGATCGCGCTCTTGAGGGCGGCGATCTGCGCGTCGCGGTCGGCGAGGGCGACGGCGGTCTCGGCCGCGCGCGCCTCGGCATCCTTGAGGCGGAGGGAGAGCGAAGCCGCCTCCGTCGTGGCGCGGTCGCGCTCCGCCATGATCGTCGCCGCGCGCTGCTTCTCTTCGCCGAGCTGAACGGCGAGGGCCTTGTCCTGGTCACTCATCTGCATCAATCCTTGCCCCATGGGGGCGCTGGTAGGTCCAACGTCGTCGCTCGGCCCGACGGGGCCCGCAGCGTGAAAGGTGGCTTCGTGCCGCTCGATCGCGGCTTCGATCATCTCCTCCACCGCGTCGAGGATCTCGCCGATCTCCGTATGCGCGGGCATGCCCATGAGCGCTTGGAGGTCGGTGAGGTAGGGGCGGAGGTCGACGCCTTGGCTCATCATCGCGTCGTCGGCCGTCATACACAGGTCGCGGAGGTCGGCGCACTTGGCCGCCATGCGGGAGAGCGGTGCGGTGTCCTCGCAACGGAGGGCCGTGCGCATGCGCGCCGTGAAGTCGTGGGAGAGCATCGGACGATTCAGCATGGCGGCTCCTGCGTTGGCGCGGTCGGCTGCGGCGAGCGGCATCAAGCCGTCGAGGAAGGGGATGTTTGTGCATGCGCCGCTCGTCATGCGCGCGCCGATCGTGCGGCCCGTCTCGCGGTCCTTCGATCCGAAGCGGATCGCGGGGCTGAAAAACTTGTACTTGCCCTGAAGGATGTACGTGCGCGCGGGCTCCAACCATTCGATCAGGCCCCACAACCCGGCCGCGCCGCGATCGTCGAGGTCGACGATCCAGCCCTGCGCGGGCGCGCCTTCCGCGGGGATGGCGCCGCTTGACCCGTCGGCCTCGCTCGCGTGCTCGAAGTCGACGGGGATCCGCTGGTTCGCCGTCGCGCGGAAGTTGCGGACAATCTCCGCGTTGGTTGCGCGCGTGATCTCGAACGGGCCCGCAGGATGGCCGCGCCATGCGCCGAGCTTGGTGAGCTGGTTCCAGACGGGGGCAGGCGGCGCGTCGCGAAGCAGGGCGGCAAGCTCGCAACCCTCGCCACGGACGGTCACGCCGTCCGCGTCCGCGGCGTGCATGACCTCGACGGTGTGCCCGCCGTCCGCAGCGAGACCGATCCGCATGTGGAGGCCGCGGCGCCTGACAGTGGACAGGCCCCCGGGCTTCGTTGCGGCGGCCTCGCGCTTCGCGGCCTCGCGCGCCTCGCGGCGCTGCTTGGCGGTGAGAGGCTTGACGGGCTTGGTTGCGGTCGAGGGGCTGGGCATGTGTACGTCCAAGGGTCCGAGGTCGAGGAGGTGCGAGGCGGCGGCCCCGGCGTTGGCGCGCCGCCCGTCGGCCGCAGGGGGCGGGAAGAACGGCTCATGCAGCTCGACGGGATACGCGCCGGGGAGCGGCTCCCAAGAGCAGAGGTCGGCCATGGTGCCAAAGCCTTCGTCGGCCTCGACAGCGGGGGCCGCGGTAGCGCCGCCCATCGCTGCGGCCTGCGCCGCAGTCGCGGCGACGATGGCCGAGCGGCAGCGCAGGTGAAGCGAAGGGATGTGGCGCGACCACCACGGGTGCGAGGCGGGGAGAAGCGTCCCGTCGCAGGCTTCGCAGACCTCTGAGGTCTGATCGTCGCCGACGGCGCTGAAGTACCACCATGGCCGGCGGGCAGCGTCCGCTTGCAGGGCCTCGACGCGGCCAAGGTCGACGGCTTGCGCCGCAGCGTTGTCGAGCGTCAGCGCGAGGGCAGGGCCGGCGCCCGTCCAGCCCGCGGTGAGGGCGGCGGCGATGGCAGGGCCGGCGTCTTGGTAGGCCACGCCCGCGGCCTCTGCGCGGTCGAGGGCGGCGAGCGCATCGCGGTAGACGCCGAGGTGCGCGCCCTTGGCGACGGCGGCAGCGAAGCGTGGAAGGCGGGCCGCGTCAGCCATCGCCGCGGGCGGAGCGGGCGCCCTCGCTGTAGGAGGCGTCGAGGAGCGCGCCAACGGCGGGGGCGAGGCCCGGGGGCGTCGGGCGGTGGGCGGCCTTCAGGATGGCGCGCCTGGCCGCGGCGTAGTCTGTCGCGCCGGTGAGCGCCGACGTGACCGGGGCGAGGATCGCTGCCATCACAGAGGTGACGGCGCGCGCCGTCCTCCTCGCCGCTCGGGAGGCGCGGCGTTGCGCGCGCTCGGCGGCGGCAGAGGAGGGACGGTCAGGCATGGCAGGACTCAGCCGATCGCGAGCCAATCGACCGTCGATACGTCGGCGACGTTGATCGTACCGGCAGCGACCACGGCCTTGATCTTGAACGAGCCCGGCGCGCCGACCACGCGGTCGCCGGAGAGCGCAGCGTAGTTCGTGGTGAGCGTCGTCGTGTTCGCCGTCTTCAGCGTGACGATGATGCGCGTCGAAGCGGTGACCGTCGCGGCGATGGCGCCCGAGTCACCGGCCGTGAGGGTGGCTACGCCCTTCTGGATCAGAGCAGTGTTGGCCGTCTGGAGCGCGGCAATGTCCGTCGAGGCTGCGGTTGCGACGGCAACCGCCTGCTTCGCCTGCTCGGCGGGATTCGTCTGGATCGAGGGGAGGGAAGGGATGACGATCGTCGAGGCCATGGCTATGCGGGCTCCGCTTCAGTGAGGTCGGGGGAAGGTGAGGTGGGGGAGGCCGGCGCATCGGCCGGGGAAGAGGGAGCGGGCGCGGCGCCGGTCTCGACGCTTGCGGCCTTCGCGCCGGTGACCGCGCGCGTGACCATGTCGGTCACGAACTGCGCGGAGACGTGCGGCGGGAGCGCGGCAATGGCGCTCTTCTGCGACGGCGTGAGCGAGACGCCCGTGAGCGCGGCGAGCGCTTCGAGGGCCTCGGGTACTGACGTGGTGTCAGCGCCGAGCAGTGCGAAGTAGTCCGCGGGCTTGAGCGGCACGAGGGCGCGCGCCTCGGGATCGTCGCGGTCCACCTGTCGGATGCCGATCGCTGCGGCGATGGCTGCGGCATCGGGACGGCCGCCCGCGGCGGCGAAGTCGAGCGCGCGCTTCAGCACGGCGTCCGGGTTCTGCTTCTCGGTGTGGATGGTGAGGCGCGGCGCAAGGTGCTCCTCGCCCGGCGCGTTCAGCCGCACGATCGGGAGCACGAGGTCGGCGTGAAGCGTCTCAGCAAGCTCGCTCGCGTCCGCCGCGGCGTTGCGCCGATCGCCCTCCGCTTGCACTTCGCCAAGCGAGCGGGCGCCACGCTCACCCGCGTCGCTCATCATCGTCCCGCCGCGCACGGCCTTGGAGATCATGGCGCAGCACAGGTCAATCAGGCCCTCGTGATTGATGACGTTCGCGGCGCCGGTCACGCCGGGGCCCTTCAGGTCGATCTCGATCGAGTCGGGGATGATGCCCGCATTGAGCGAGCCCGCGCCGAGGGCTTTGATCACCAGCTCGGCGGTCTCAATGTCCCCGCCCGGTCCGCCAGTCGCGACGCGCGGATGGTTGCCGTTGTCGACGGTCTTGGTGGAGAAGCGCGCGAAGGCCCACGGGCGCGCGAAGCGCTCCACGAAATCGCCCGCGCCGCGCATGGCCATGAGCATCAGCGCCATGTACCAGGAGATGATGCGGCCCAGTCCGCCGCGCGTCGGGTAGTCCGCGCGGATCTGCGGCGCGTGGAAGATGAATTTGTTCGGGTAGTCCGCGATGCGCAGGCCGTAGACGCCTTGCGTGAGCGGCGCGCCGCCGTAGCTCCATGGCTGCACCATGCCCTGATCCCAGATGTACGGCGTGAGCTGGCCCTGATCCGGGTAGGCGAGGCGGCGCGAGTGGACGAAGCGCAGAGCCGAGGGCCACCACCCATCCGCGCGCAGGTCCCACAGGATCTCCTGCGCGCTGACGCCGTGGTACAGGCCCCAAAGCAACTCGATGCGCGCGCGCTGGAAGCGGGGGATCCCGTCGAGGCGGTGCTGCACCATGTCGCGGATCTCTTCGGCGCGGGCCTCGTCCGCCGAGCCCTTCTCCAGGCCCGCGGGAATGGTCAGGTCGAGGCGCCCGCCCGCGGCTTCGAGGATGCGCTGGGAGAGGACGGAGAGCGCGTGCGGCGTGCGGTCGAGCAGCTCGTCCAGCACGTCGACCCACTGCATCCGGTAGCCTTGCAGGGCGTTGCGCGCGACGGCTGCAATGTACTGGAGGGTGAGCGACGAACCGAGGATAGTCGGCCAACGGTCCGCCATCGGCCAGGGGGCGAGGGGGCGCGCCGGGTCGTTGTCGTTCGAGACGGCCCGGAGCGCGGGCGGCTGGACAGCGGGCGCAGCTCCGCCCTTCCGCTTGGTGGGAGCGGTTGGGGCGGAGCGTGTGGCCATGGCTGGATCAGGTCAGAGCGGCGCGGTTGCGGAGCGGGCGGCGATCGTCACGCGCGGGGGGCACGGTGGGGGCCGGGGCAGGGAGGCCCAGCGCCAGCGCGGCGCGCTCTACCAGCGCCTCGATCGAGGCCTCGCACGTCGCGGCAGTGAGAGCGTAGACGGCGGGCGGAGCGGCGAGCCGCACGGCGAAGCAGAGGGCGGGGACGGTGGGCACTGAGGGAGCGCTGGTGAAGACGTCGGCGGGGAGGAAGGCGGAGCCTTGGAAGAGGCCGCGGCGCACCGCTACGGCGGCCTCAGCGCCAGCGCGCGAGCGCCATGCGGCCGAGAGGGCGTCGAGGCCCCACGCGGGCAGGGAGAGGGCGGCGCGAGCCTCTTCGATCACGTCGGCGGGGGACCGGGCGGCCCAGCCGGGGGCGACCACGTGGCGGCCGTCGTCAGCAACGAGGGTAAGCGTACCGGCGTGAGGGTCCGCAGAGGCGCGAGCGTGGAGGCCCGCGAGCGCTGCCCAGGCGGCGGCAACAGCGAAGAGAGCGCGCGCAGCGGCGTCTCTCTCTGCGGCAGCGAGCAGGGAGGGGATCGAGACGTGGAGCGCCCCGGCGGCCGTCCAGTGCTCCACACCCGCAACGTCGAGGGCGGCGCGGACGCCGACGGCAGTAGCGCGGTCCTCGCGGTCGGCGAGGGCCATGAGGCGCAGCGACGGGGCCGCGGGGTCGGTGTCACGCGCTGCGGCGGCAAGGGAGGGGAGGCGAGCGAGGACTGCGGCGACGGCGGTGTCCGCGGGGGCGGGGAGGGGGAGCGAGGCGCGCGCGGTGGCGTCGAGGATCGCGGAAGCGGTGGCGGCGAGGGGGAGGGTGGTGTCGGGCATGGGTGCGTGTGATGGTAGCAGCGCTCGGGCAGCGTCACATACCGAGGGGCACGTCGGCGGAGTTGAGGGAGGGGCGGGGGCAGGCGGCTTGCTCGGCGCGCGCAGCGTTCAACACGTCATGCATCGCGGCGCCCGAGTCGACTTGATCGTCTTCCTTGTCATCGCTCCCCGTGAACGAGAGGTGCTCCGAAAGAAACACGTTGACCCAGCTCTCCGGCTCTACGTCCGCGGGCAGGAGCACGCGCCCGTCGTTCCACGCCGCGGCGTAAGGCTGCGCGCGGGTGAACTTGTCGCCGCTCGCGATGCGCGCCTCGATGCGTGCGCCGAGCGAGCGGAAGAAAGGCTCGACGCCGCCGCCTGCGTGCTTCTCGATCGACGAGACGTAGCCCATGGCCGTCGCGCCTGGGT